GCCGGCAGCTGCCCTGCGCGCCACGACCAGCACTGTCGGCGCGCCCGCGACGGTGAAGCTGCCGGGCGCTGCGGAGAGCACGTAGGTCGGGCCGCCCGGCGCCGGTGCATCGGCGTGCACTAGAACGGCCGTCTGGCCGACGAGCGCGAAGGAGCCCGATGCAGCCGGCAGCCGGCGCGCGGCCACCAGCAAGGCGGCGCCACCTGCCAAGCCGAAAGTGCCCGGGCCAGCGGCCAGGCGGCGCGCCACCGAGAATGACGCGGCCGCACCGTTCATCGAAACCGAACCACGTGCGGCCGCCAGCTTGCGCCCTGCTTTGAGCGACACGTCGGCAGCAGCCAGCGTAATCACGCCAGCAGCAGCGGTGACCTTTCGGCCAGCCCTCATTCCTGCAGGCGCGCCGGTCAGCGTGAAGGAGCCATTGCCGCCGGCCAGCTTCCTCGACGTGCGCAGCGCGGACGGCGCGCCAGCCAGCCCGAAGGCGCCAGGCGCGGCCGTCATCGTGTATTTGTTCAGCGCCGCTATCGTGCGGAACAGCTCGTCGTCTTCCTCGTCGACGTCTTCTATCAGCTGGTACGGGTTCCGCGCCAGCGCGGCATGCTCCCAGGGCTCAAGCACCCGATTCCATGCGTAGGCGACCGGCACGGTGCCGCGCAGGTTGAAGCTGGTGTTCCCAACCGATCCGCAAATGTTGAACACGACCGCCGATGCGGTCGATGCGGTGGTATTGCCGGAAGCGACCAGGGCGCCGTCCACATACAGCGCCGTGCTCGCGCCCGCGTATGTCGCCCCAACGATGATCGGGCTGTCGACTGCGTAGGGCGCGGGACTGTTGATCTGGGTGAAGTTGCGCCAGTAGGTGCTGACCTTGCCTTCGAACAGCCGGATGCCGCGCGCGCCGGACGCGAAGGTGCTGGCCGGCCCGATCTCGACGACGATCTGTTCCTGAGTGGTGCTGTTCGAGTAGGCGACGGCGAACATCGAGCCGTTCGCAAGCGACGGTCCATTGACTGGGATCCGGGCCTGGCCCAGGCGCCCGTCCGCCGCCATGCCCATCGGGGTCAGCGTGCGGCTGCGCGCAACCGTGTTGGTGATCTGCCGGCCCGTGACTGGATCGTACGCGGCCGAGCCGATGAAGATGCACAGCAGACCACGCACGATCGGGTTCTTCCGATTCACGCGGACCATGCCGCGCGGCTGTGAGCGCTGCACCATTACAGCGCCGTCGTGGCCTGGATGCCGGCCTGCACCTTACAGGTGTTCGTGGTGTTGCCGTAGGCGAGCAGGCGCAGGTACATGACGTCCTTGCTAATCTTGATGGCGTGCCCCTGCGTGACGGTGCCGGACAGCAGGTCCTGGCTCATCACCGGAATGCAGTAGTCGTACCAGTCGATGCCATCTTGCGAGACCTGCGGCTGGATCGCGCAGCCGGCGCCCAGGGCGCCGTCGTTGGTGATGCGCCAGGTGATCTCGCCGCCATACGCGAGGCGCAAATCGACAGCGACGCTGGCGACAGGATCCGCCTTGGTCTTCGCGGTCGGCACGTTGGTGCCAGCTGCAAAGAGCTCCTGGTAGGCTTTCGAAGCGGGCATTATTTTTCCGATCCATCTGGGTTATACATGGCCGCGTTGACCTGGTCGCGGGTGACCACGACCGGCTGCAGGGCCAGGGCCTTGAGCGCGGCGCTCTCCTCCTCGGTGAGAATTTCGAAGGCCGCCGCGCGGTCGATCATCTCCTGGGTAAATGGGTCTCCGATGTCGAGCCCGGCCTCCTGGCCCAGGAACGTGAGCGCCCACGAAACCGCCTTGCCGATCACCGAATGTTCCCGCGCGCCTTCCAGGGCGGCCAGGATTCCGATGCCGCCAGGGCACGCAGCCATGACAGCGCGCGCGGTGATGAAGCGCTTCTGCGGCGCCATCACGCCTTCGGCGTTGAGCGCGTCAGCCAGCTTGTCGAGGTCGCGCGCCGCGCGCAGCCCGGCCAGGTCGTCCCTTGCCAGAATACGGGTGCGAATGTCCATGATCAGGACAGGGTGAAGACGCCGGCAGCCTGGTCGAAGTCGATCAGGATGCTCTCGCCGTCGAGCAGCGTGATGCTGTCGCCGCGGTCGTAGACGCCGATCAGGTCCTTGCCGGCGGCGCTGTCGTTGTACAGGACGGCGTAGCGGAAGGGCCCGACCGGGCCGCCCGCCGCAGTAAGCGTCAGGTCCGCGCAGGTCAGCTTGTAGACACCGGCGGCCTGCGCCGATGCCGAGGTAGTCACGTTGCGCGACGAGCAGTTGGCATAGGAGACCTCGGCGATATCGGCCAGCACCGCGGCGCTCGCCGCATTGGGTGCCGCATTCGTCAGCGCGATCTTCAGCTGCGCGGTGCTCAGGTTGTGCTTGCCGTCAGCGACCGCTTTCGCGAACGCCTGGATTTTCTGGAATGCTGGCATCTGCGCCTCGTGTTCGGTTTTCGTTCAGCCGCTCGCAGATCACTGCGACCAGCTGTTCATCGGTGCGGCCGTCGACGTCTTCAGGAAAGATGACGGCGCGGCCGCGTGTGGTTTTGACGGGGTAGCACCAGGCGCCCGGTTCGGCCGCCCACTCGCGCAGATCGGCGAGCAGTGCGGCGGTGGCGGGCCCGATGCCCACCGGTTTACTTCTTCTTTCCGGCCTTGGCGGCCGGGGCAGCTGCCGGCTCCGGCGCACCAGGCTGCTCCTGGGGCGGCTCGACGCCGACGACTTGCGGCGCTACGGCGACCGGCGCTGCAGGTGATTCGTTTTTCTCGATCACTTCCAGGGCGGTTGCCGAAGCCAGCAGCTCAGGCGGACATTGGTCGCCAGCCTGGTACTGCACCGGGTAGATCTGGCCATCGGGCACGCCCTGAAACGGTTTCGTGAATTTCATCGGATTCTCCAAAAGGAAAAGGCCCGACGCTTGCCGGGCCTTTTCGGGGTTCACTTTTCGATCAGCCGATCTTCATGAACTTCATGCACTCCGGGTTCTCCAGGCCGCCGCCCACGCGCTTGGTCGTGTAGAACGACACGTAAGGCTTGTTGGTGAACGGATCGCGGAGGATGCGGACGCCGACGCGGTCCAAGATCTTGTACGAGCGCTTGAAGTCGCCGAACGCCACAGACAGCGCGTTGGTCGCGACGTCCGGCATGTCCGGCAGCTCGCGCAGGTTATAACCCGCCAGCGTCGACGGCTGGCCGGCGACCAGCGACGGCTGCCACAGGTAGTTGTTCTGCGAATCCTTCAGTTTGCGAACCTTCAACTGCGTGTTGCGGTTCATCGCGAACTGCGCGCCAGCGGTGAATGCCGAGGGCAACGCGTATGCGAGATCGAGGATTGCATCGCCGGTGATGGCGCCCACGCCGCCCGACGCGGTGATGGCGATGCCGCCCAGCGGGTGCAGGTTCGCGCCGCCGGCAGCGTAGGTCAGCAGGCCGCGCGGCTTGTTGGCGCCGTCGCCGCTGACGAATGCCTTGTTCTCCTGGTAGGAGAACTCGGTTTCCACTTCGCCTGCCAGCCACTGCTCGAGGTCCAACTCGCTGTCGTCCAGCATCTGCTGGGTCGCGCTTGGGTTCGCGTACAGCTCGCCCCAGCTGTAGCCCTGCTCGGCGAACTGCGGCGTGTTGGTGTCCGGGCGCGGCGCAACTTCGCCGACCCAGCCGCTGCCGGTACCGCGCAGGTTGATCAGCTTCTTGTAGCCGGTACCGCCGACCGGTTGCACCGTGCACAGGTCGCGCATCGGCGAGACGATGATCAGCTTGTCGGTGATGGTGCGATCCCATTCAACCGGCGCCGTGTAGCCGCCTTCGGCCGCTTGCCCCTTGTTCAGGGACGCGGAGATGTCGCCGCGGCGCATGTGGGCCTGGAACGATTCGCTGTATTCCTTGTCCTTGACCTGGCGGCCGCCGGCGACGCCACCCATCTGGGCAGCGGCGAGCTGAGTGTTGGCGAGGTCGACAGCCGACTGCAGTTCGCTGATCTGCGCATTGATGGCGTCGACCTTCAGCGCTTGCAGGGCGTCGTTGTTACCCTTCTTGATGTCTTCGAGCTGCTTGGTGTGCTCGGTCCGGAAGTCGGAGAACGCCTTGTTCAGCGCTTCGACGGTGGCCTTGATGTCGATGTCGGCGCGGACGTTGACGATGCCACGGGTGACGCTGGCTTGCGCGCTGGCGGCCAGGGCGGAGGCGATCATCATGAGCGCCATGGATGGTTTTTTCATTTGTTGCCTTTCATATTATTCAGGAGGGATTGCAGGGATGCTGCGACGTCTTGGCCAGCGCTCGGCGTGGCATCATTTTCAGCAGCGCCCGGCGTGCCAGAAAATAGGGATTTCAAGGCATCGCGGCGCACTGAGCGGGAGTGCCCCGCGCGCGCCATCGATGCCTCTACCAGCGCGAGGTATTTCTTGCTGCCCTGCGCCTTCGTGTCTTGCGTGATGTTCGAGCGGTCGACCATGCCCGTGGCAAAGCCGTCCTTCACCGCCTGGGCGGCGCCGATCCAGGTTTCCTTGTCCATCATCTCGGCTGCCTCTTCGACCGACTTGCCGGAGCGTGCCGCGTAGACTTCGGCCATGGCCTGATCGAACGGCGCCAGCTGTTCGGAGGCCGCCAGCATGTCGTGGCGGTTGCCGACGGCGACCGCCCAGGCGTTGTGGATCATCAGGAATGCGCCGTCGCCCATCAGGATCTCGTCGCCGGCCATCGCAATAACGGACGCCGCCGAGGCGGCCAGGCCCATCACCTGGACGGTCACCTTGGCCTTGTGCTGCCGCAGCAGGTTGTAAATGGCCACGCCTTCGAAGAAATCGCCACCGGGCGAGTTCACGTTCACGGTCACGTCCCGCGCGCCGATATTGCGCAGGATGGCGCCCATGCGGCTGGCGGTGAAACCGGAGCCGTCCCAGGATGCGCCGATCTGTTCGTAGATCGAGACCGAAGCGGCATCTTCGACGGCCGCGCACACGCCCGGCTCCCAGCGCTCGAGCGCGTCAGGGCGCATGTCGAACTGCGCAGCACCGATGCGGGCGTCAGCCTTGATTTCAGGTAGTTGGAGCAGGGACATT